CATAACCAACTATTACTAATACAATTAAAAGTGACCACTGCCAAAATTTAGTTGCTATAGCTATTATATCTAGTTCCATATTACTCCTTTATTATGCCTAGTTTTACCATGTATTTGTATAAACTAGATTCTTTAATCTTTTTCTGAGGTTTCAAAGGTCTTGCTGGAATATCTTTTTCTCCTGCAGGATTTTCAGTGCTTGCCTGTAATCCTCCTCGTCTTGAACCTTGACCTTTTGGTGGTTTATCTCCTAAACTAACCATAGGTGTAACATTATCCATACTACCACCTCTCATATACTCTTTTAGTCCTTTTAGGTTTTTGTTTCTTGTTATGTTAGCCATTGTATTTGTCCTTAAAAGTTTTATATTCTTTTTTTTCTTCAACAACGATTTCAGTTTTACCATAGACTTGTTCATCAATCTTTGTATCAACTTTATCAAGGGCGTCTAATACTTGTTTTAAAAGAATACTATTGTTGTCGTTATTTTCTTTGACCATATTACCGATCTTTTTAGATATCTTCTCTTGTTCGTCACCTTGTTCTTTTTTTCTTTTCATCATTTTAGGTGAATGAGATACGGCAGCATTAGGAGCCATATCAACTCCGCCACCGGCTATTGAATTTACCGGAGCGTCTTCGTCCATATTATTAACAATATCTTGTGCTAGTTCTTTAAAGCTTTTCATATTCATCCTCCGAATAGTAATTTCCTTCTTTTTCATAAACATCAATACCAAAACAAGTCATTACCGGTTCATTTTCATAAACTGATTTAACTTCACCTTGCTCAGATAGTAGTTGATCGTATTGATTTGTTTCTTTTAAATAAGCAACAACAGCACTTTCAATAAGTGTTTTATGAGGCTCGTATTCTTTATTTTCTTTCAAAAGTAAAGCAAGAGCAACAGCAAAAGAACCTAACTTACTACCAAAACCTACTTTCTTTAGTATTCTTTTTAAGTTGAATACAAATCTATGTAAGTACGTATAAGCTTTCTTTTCTTTGCTTGTTGTTAAGTCTCTATTTTTTTTCAATACCTTACCATCTTTATCTATTATGCCTTGTTTAAACGCCTCTTGTCTTTCAAAAGGTGTTACCAACAATTTTACGACACGGTAAGTTATCAATGTATCAATTAATCTACTAGCCATTACAGTTCCTTATTTAATAGTTCATCTATTTTATTGTTTGTACTCACATTATTTAATTCATGTGGGTGCAAATAATTCAAATAAGTAAGTATAGATTTTAAATGAGGCCAATATATCTTATCAATTTTAAATAATAATAAGGTACATGCCACCTCAACACCAAAAACATTTGCTAAAATTATTACGTGATTAACTGCTAATCTTACCTTAATCTTTTCAGATATACTATACTTACGAAATAACCTTTTAAGATATTTAAACCTCTTAATATCATCATAAAACTCCTGCTCTTTCTGTAGAGTAGGATTATCATAATTTTGCTGTGCAAAAAGAAGCCAATTATCTTTAGTTATATCTTTGAACATTGACTACACTAATTTAGCGTAGACCTTTGATGTTCCGTTTTTAAGTGTTTCATAACTAACTTCTAGTTTTAAACCACCTTCTTTTCTATGAGATATACCATCATCATCTAAATCGGATCCATCAGTGTCTTTACCAAATCTTCCACCAAATTGTTTCACTTCACATGTTACTTTACCAGAATCTCCTTCCATATCACACGGTGATACAGTAAGACCTATTCTTTGTAATTTTTCTCTCAACTGGTCAATGGCGAATTGTGGTTTTAAATATTCACAATCAGCAATTGATCCTACAAAAGCGTTAACTTTTTTTAATACATCAGCGTCATGTATGTTGTGAGCGCCGATAGAACTATCTTCAGGTGAGTTTGATGTTGTAACACCTACACTTGAAGGTGCACCATCTGCTTCTTTTAAATGTTGTTTAAACGTTCTCATTGTTTTCCTCTTTTTTATCTTTTGAAATTTCTTTATCCTTTACAGTTTTGTCCATACAAGTCACGTCTTCTTCGAAGTCGCTTAAGTCTAGGTCTTCACTATAAGTTTTAAATTTTTTCATATTCTTTTGTTAATTATTCTTGTTCTACTTTAGTTTCTTCTACTTTAGTTTCTGTTTCTGACATTAAGATTAACTTATCTATTTGTTGGATTGCTCCATTCAAAGCATGTAAGTTACCTTTCATTGTGTTTATTGTGTTTGTAACAGTGTCAAAATCAGTTTTAAGTTTTTCTCTTTCAGCTTCTAATATAGTTTTATCAATTATCATTATGCGATTACAGCTCCATGATTTGCTATTACATTCCAGTTACTATTCTTAAATAATAAAGTCGCCGTTTCACCTTGAGCATTTAAAGTTATTGTTGAATAACCTCTAAAGTTTGTAGGTGTAATTGTTATAGCATTTGAACCTGATGTAGATGTGTTAATAATTGTTTTAACTTGACCATCAGTTCCATCAGCAATTATACATGAATGAGTTGCCGCTGAAGCGTTTATTTCTGTGATTGAAGAAACAACATCTACTTGTGTTGCTGTTGAACCATCAGCTACAATAGCTTGAGAAGTTTGTTTTAAACCAATGTAAGTTGGAATGTTATTGAATACATTTTGTGATGAAATCTTTTTGTTAATCGGTGTTCCAGTTGGATCATCAACTACATGAAATAAGTCGTCACTTGCGATTGCGTTACCTAGATCAGATAGCGCTGTTATTTTCTTGTCTGCCATTTGTTTTCTCCTGTTAACCCTTTCGGGAATGTTACTCTAGGCATACACCTAGATCAAATTGTTCATACTATTATATATAAGGGCGCCAAAGCGCCCCTATAAATTATTTTAATATTATGCTACTACTGTAACTGAACCGGCTGCTGTACCAATGCCAGCGGCACTAGTAATCGCACTAACTGTAGCAGTACCTAAGTCTTTAACTGTACCACCGTTAAGTGCCATAGCGTTTGTACCAATTACCATTATATCACCAACTGCTGTAGCTGCGTTAGCGGCTCCAATTACTAATGTGAATAATAGTTCGTTAGTTCCTGTACCACTTGCATAAGATAATGTGTGTGGACCTCTACCTGTACCCGTACCTTGGTTACCGTTTGTAACTGCAAGTTGTGGTGTACCTGTAACTGTAACTGCTTCGTTGAATCTTGCTAGTACAGACATTGTGAACCCAGCTGACTTATCGTAAACTGTGTTTACAAATTCCAAGTCTGTGATGTTCGCAGTACCCATATTAACATTCAATCCACCGATTGCTACTAATACTTCTGGTGTTGCGCTTGTGTTTCCGTTTCCGGATAATATTGAACCCGCTTCTCTAACCCAGCCTGAAGGTGTTGCGTAAACTTCCTTAGCTTCTGAGGTAGTCAAGTTTTTGGGTTTGATATCGTTTCCCCATAAAGCCATGCTTCTCTCCTTTTAAATCTAGTCGCTTTAAATCTACGACTTTTGATTTGTTATTAATGATACTATTTATAAGATTAGAAGCCTAGTTTTTTAAGCTGAGATATGGTTTGAGAGGCTGATTTGAAAGTGATACCTATACCACCTCTAGCCGTGAATTGTGATGTATTTTTGTCGTAATCATCAATAAGAATACAAGGTTGTCCTTGTTTTGTAGAAAAGTTTTGTTTCTCTCGTCTTCTTACTAGATTTACTCTACCACCTGACATACCCAAGTTCTTTCTACACCACGCTGACTTGCCTGGTATACAATTAGGATCAAAGGTTTTTTCCATGTAAGCTGATAATATATGTGGGTTGTACTTCTTAACAAAGTTGTACATTACTCTACCTTGACCCAGCCAAGGCATATTGGCCCAGAAATTAGGATAGTCTAATACTGTATCCCATTTTCTGCTAGTAGGTATCTTTAGCCATAAGGCTTTAGACTTACCAGTCGCCTTTTCTATTTGTCTACCGAAGTCACACAGAACGCCATCCATGTCTAGGTATATTCTAGGTAATTCTTTTTTCATTTATACTATAATATACCATACTTCTAGCCGTTTGTCAACTAAAAAATTGGTCTACGTTCTGGGTTTGTTCTAGTTTTTGTAATCTACTGAAGGCTCAGTTTCAACTTTTGTTAATTTTGAACCCGAATCAGCATGAAGTTTTTTCTTTATATCTTTC